ATTATAAAGGTTTTGAACGTTGTTACTCGAAGGAATTAATTTTTGTAAAGTATATTCAGGGAAAAACGAAGGGGAGTTTCCGTTCCTGTAAATAAACAATTCTATTTTACTTCCTGATTGCCCTACTTCGTTAACCTCAATTAAAAACGGGCTTCGTGCAAATATTCTATTTATCGGCATAACTATTAAAATTTTCTTTCATTATAGTGTCGAATAGTTCCTCGGATTCCAACCCGTAGGCGTCTATTAATTCAGTTGGTAAATTATTAAATGCTTCTTCGAAAGGTTCTGTAAACCATAAACTAGGTTTAATTCCCGAAAAATAAATGCTTCGTGCCATTAAAAACTTTAATGTATTTCTACTCATAAATTTTCCGCCCTTATCCCTTGGTGCTATTCCTTTTCTTATTATCCACTTATCAAGACTTCGCCTTAAACCGCCTTTATTGCCCGAACCACTTCCAAATTTAAATGGTGAATTTGGCGCTTTTTGAATTCCGTGGTTTTTTGAATTAATCGGTAAAGCGTTTGGGTTTTTACCCCTTACCCCTTTATCTTGGTAAAATCCGTATTCTTCCATTTCAAAAAAGAAACGAATCGAATTCGGCATTACCTTAAATTCAGCCTTTAAACTTTTACTTAAATTGCCCGTACTTTTTTTCCTTTGTAAGTTTGTTTGGCTATGCTTAATTACATAGTCTCGAAATTCTTCTAACGCTTTTTGTTGAAGTTCTTTATCCACCTTAACAACGTGTCATATCGTTTGGAAAATCTACGTCAAAGGTCATCCCCCAACCTGCTAAGTAATTTTCAAAGCGTTCTATAAATGGTTCGCACGTAGGCGCTCCGTTTAACTGGTAAAGGTTATCCCATATATTCCCGTGTTTAAGCATTTCAAACGCTCGGTTTAATATTGCAAGTTGCGTATTCAAAACGTCTATTTCGTTATCCGCTGTTTCGAACGAGTCGGGCGCTTCTTCTTTTCTTTGGCTTACATTATCCATAGCCATTAAAGTAACGTTCGCGGTCATTACGTTATCGTTAAACGTAACTTGATTAACCATTATATGAACCAAAGGAAATATAGTTTGCTTGCCTAAGTCCACGTTAAAAATTGAACCTTGGGAAACGGTGTTAACTAACGGATCGTTGTTGAAGTGCGTTCTAAGTTCATCTAATAAAGAATAGTATCCGTTCATTTATAGCTTTTTTTAATTTCCATTATTTCGATTTCGTTCTTTTCTTGTTCGAACGTGAGATAGGTAAGACATTTATATAACCCGTATTTAACAACTTCGTCGTACTTTGTAAGGTCTCCCTTAGCAAGTCCATAGATGCTGCTATACCACCCCCACTTTTTCCCGAATTGAGTTCGTGCGCTAAAGTCGCTTGTTCGTTCTTGCTCATCGTCTTTAACTGCGTCTCCAAATAGTTTAGGGTAGCGCTTAACAACTCGCTTCCTAAAGTCCAAAAAAAAACCGAAGCTGAAATAGCTGCGTCCATTGGTGCGTACTTCATTAACTCGGAGTATTCGCTTGCCCCTGTGTATTCAATTATTTCGTATTTATCTTTATTCCGTATTTTAATAGGTCGGTACATTACCGCCATAGCCTTGTGGAAATCATCCCACTTCGCTAAGTAGTTATCTAAATCGACGTATTCGCCAAAGCTAATATTTTCTAAATCGGTAATAAACCCGAATTCAATTTCGCCAATCTTAAACGTTGGTTTGAACGTTGGTTTTTCTGCGAATATATTTGTAAAATGTAAGATTAATTCGTTAACGCTTATTAGTTTCATTTTAACAACGTCCTTTAATTGAATACCGCAAAATATCTCAATCATTTTCTGCGCTATAAATTCTTCGTCGTTGGACGATTGTTGCAACTTTAGGAACTTTTGATAATTCACTAAAGGTATTTCACTAATTGAACTTGGAACGTTTATTTCTAACTTCATATTTATTAAACTATTTATTCGTGTTTTTGTAATTCATAACGTATTCGTGTGCCTTAATTAACATATCGAAGTGAGCCGTAAACCTTTGCATATTGTTAAATACTATTCTTACTCGTTTGCCCGTGCGTTCGTGAATGTATTGCTCAACTCGAGTAATCATTACTTGCATATCGTTAGTGTTATCGTATTGCATACCTTCCGTAGTTTGAGCCTATTCCTAAAGTTTCCATTTCGTGATAACGAAAAGCATCGATAGCGTGGTTATTAAAATCTATTGGCTTGTTTAAGCGGTTGCCTTGTTTGTCGGTATCCCAAACGTACGCGCGTAATTCTTTGATTAAATTACTGCTGTTTGAAGTTACTAAGTATTCGTTACGCTGCATTACGTCTATCCCGTAGTTTATTGAATCCTTACCTTTGGTTACTCCTTTAATGGTTATCCCGTGGCGCTTAATTTCGTCTATACTTTTTGGTTCGGAAGAATCCGCGTATACCATTACGTGTTTCGGCAATAGCTTTGCTATGTCGCTATTTAGTAACCCCGTTTGGTAGGCTACTTCGTTAACTATTCGTTGCCCGTTGTAATTGTATATTTCTATTATAGCGGTCGGGTCGTTCGTATATCCAAAGTCTAGTCCTATTCCGATTAACTTCGCTTCCTGTGGTATCGTGTCAATAGTTTTCCAATTTGAGAACACAACGCCTTCTAACATTCCTAATTGACCTTCTCCGTAAACCTTCCACCAATTCGCCCAATAAGAACTCGTCTTTGCTTTTTCTTTGTTCTTTTCGATTTGGTCTATAATTGATTGGTCTAAGGCTTCGTTATCCTTGTAAGTTAAAATAAGAAAATCCGAATCGGGTTCGTTTTTTAATTCTTTGTGTACCCAAAATTCGTTAGCAGGGTTGAAATCTAAATAAACTTCTTTTCGTGTTCGTATAGCCAACTCATTATAAGAATCAAAGGTAACGTTATTACATTCGTTAATATAAAGAATATCCCTTCGCGCTCCGCGTAGTTTACTCGAATCGTCTGCGGAAAAGAATTCTATAACGCTTCCGTTCTTAAATTCGTAAATAAGTAAGGACTTATTAAACTGCTTTTCGTTATATCGGTTTGTCCACTTTAATATCTTAATAAAATCCTTTAAAGCTCCCCGCCTTAAATGGGGTATTGTTTCAGCCACTACGCTTATTTCTAAACTTGGAATCGTTACCGCCTTGTTAATTAGTACGGCTAAAATAGAATAAGTTTTTGAAGCGCTTGTTCCCCCTTGTATAATCTTATTCCGTTTTTTAAGAGCGAGTACCTTATTCGTTGCTGTTGTCCGTTTGAACATCGGGAAATAAAGGTTGTTCTAGTAACGTTTGTTCTATTTGTTGAACGGGTGCGCCATAACCGCTATCCATTAACGCTTTGTACGCGTTTACGTCCCCTTCACGCGCCTTTTTAATTAGCGCTAAAGTCATTAAATCCTCTTGGCTCATTGTTTCCTGCTCGCCTGTAATTGGGTTCTTTAGGCTTTGATTTACCTCTAACCATTGACGCGCTATTGTGCTTCTATTTTTACTTCCTTTTGGTCTTCCGTTAGGGTTTCCGCTTTCTCCTTGTTCAAATGGTTTTAATGTACCTCCGTTTTTTCCTTCCATAACTCTGTTTTTACATTGTAATTCCGTTGCGTTTAATTTCTAAACTCGGGTCTAATTTTTTCATTCGGTCTATAATTACTTGGCAATACTTTGGGTCTAATTCCATTCCGTAGCATTTGCGTTTAAGTTGGTGTGCTGCTACCATTGTTGAACCACTACCTAAAAATAAATCTAAAATTACTTCATTTATATTGGAACTAATCTCAACATAAAACTCAATCATTTTTACATTTTTTTGAGTAGGATGAACTAAATTCATATTATGCTCCGTGCTTCTCTCTTCATCCCATAATGCAGGATACACTTTTAATTTACCATCTCCATTATATCTACTATCATTTAAAGTTGTTTCTGATACTTTAAACTTTTTTGAGCTGTTGAATCCTTTTTCGTTATTGTTTCCAAAAATGCAAGTTTCAAAGTTTAATTTGAATGCTCCTTTTTTACCTCTTTTATTTTCGTGAGTAACTCTAATTGGTAGAATGTTCTGAAAAGGCAAGTATTCACAATAAGATTTAAGTGAAGGAGGAAACATATCTCCACTTGCACACCACACATAATAATGGCTATCTTCATTTGAGAATATTTTTATTACAGGAAGACAATTAATAAAAACATCTAAATCTTCATCCCCTAAAATTGTTCCTTGTGTATTTTTTACTGCAACCCCATAAGGAGGGTCGGTAAATACCATATCCGCTTTTTGTCCATTCATTAATTTAGCAACTAAATCGCTATCGGTTGAATCCCCACAAAGTAAGCGGTGTTCGCCTATTTCAAACAAATCGCCTATTACTATGTCCGTGTTTATTTCGTTTGGTATTTCGTAATTGTCTTCTTCTGCTTCTAATTCTTGAACGCTTAAATCAAGGGGTAAATCTAACCCCCATTCATCTAACTTTTCAGCATCCCATTCGTTTGCTAAACTATCCCAATCCCACTCCCCAAAACCTACGTTGTCTTTGATTAGAAACTCCGCTTTTTGTTCTTCCGTCCATTCATCTGCTAAGATTATCGGTATTTCTTTTAATCCTATCTCTTTGCACGCTTTTAAGCGCATATTACCACCCAATACAACGTATTTACCGTCCGTGTCCGTAAAAACAATTAACGGGCGTTTATTAAGCATATCAGGAAACTCCTGAATAGACTTAACAAGCTTCTTGAACTTATCGTCTTTTATTAAGCGCGGGTTCTTTGGGTTTGGTTTAACCTCATTAATCTTTACTAGCTGCATCTTTTTCGTCTTTATATACTGCGTATAATTGGTTTAATTTGTTTACTACTTCCCTTAGACACGAAGGACACGAAGTAGGTTGCATTTTTTCGTGCATTACTCGGTTATAAATCTTTAGTAGTTCAATTTGGGTACTTGGAATAACCGTACCCGTACCGCTGTTATAAAATTTATCTAGGTAGGTGTATTCGTCTTCCGTTAAACATTCGGGACGTTTGTACCTCCAAAGTTCATTTAATTTTTTCTTACGTTCGTCGCATCCGCAGTCTTCGCCCATTACCCACTTGGCTACTTTTGCGATCCCCGTAGCTTCTAAAATGTTTTCTACTGTGTCGCCTAATCCTTCGGCTTGTTTTTTTCTTGGTCGTCCCATAGTTATTTATTTAATTAATTCGTAATCTTCGTTTTTGTAATCTTCGTAATCTTCTTTGAACTTCGTTTTTATTTTGCTTTTGCAGTTCTTTAACGTGTTAAAAATAGAACTACTTGAAATCGTAGTTTCTTTTGCTATATCCCGTATGCTTAAATCCGTGTCTTTGTAGATCGTGAATAGTTGTTTATCATACCAGTGCCAGGAATCAACTTCTTCGTGTATCTTACTGAGCATTTTTGTATAAGATTCTTCTTTAGTTAGGTTTGTGGGTTCGTCTTTTAATACGGCCAACTCGTTTAGGCTTACCATTGCGTTCTTCTTTTCGCTCTTAATATGTAATAGGTAAAGATTCCGCAGAACAAAATACATAAACCCTTTGTTAATTTGTCCATCCTGTATAATGTTTTCGGGTTTGCAATACTTGTGTAATCTAAGATAAGATTCTTGAACGATGTCTTCTGCAAAGAAATCCTCGCCGAAACTTTGAACGAGTTTAACCCATTCTTTGTGGTCTTTTGCTACTATTTTAAGCCATTCCATTTGCTTAGTTTGTCGTCAAATATAATAATTAATTTCTAATCACAACAATTCACAAAAAACCCCACTTTTTACGGCGGGGTATTTCTTTACTTAAAACCTTTTTGCGTTCGGTACACGTACTCGTCTAACGTTCTTAAAGTTTTAATGCTTACCAGTGCGCCACTTAAAAAGCGATCTATTGTATATTGGTGCATCTTTAAACCTTTAGACTTTATTTCCTTTACAACTTGGTTTCGTGTTTTCGTAAGAAGAATTTGTTTTAACTCCTTCCGTAAACTATTATCGTCTATAAACATAATTAAAAGGGTAAATCGTCTTTTTCGATTACCTGCGTATGAACTTGTTTCGGGGTTTCGTTCACGTAAGGTTCATTAAATGAACACGAAAAATATTTCATTCCCTTACTAGATTCTTTAACCCAAAGGGCTATTTCTAGTTCTTTTCCGTTTACGTTTACTTTGCCTCGGTAATCGGGTTGGTTACCTTGTTTCTTGTCGTTCTTAAAAATTGCTCCCGTGTTTACTTTTGTTTCCATTTGTTATTTAATTAAATTTATTACAATTATTACTCCCGTTACATATCCAAAGGCTAACGAGCAAGCCATTTTAATACGATCGCTCCAAAGTTTTGATTCTACCATATAACCAGTAAAGGGTAAACCAAGGAACGGACTTATAAACGCAAAGAATAGCATTCCTAACGTGTTTGCTTCCGAAACGTACCTAATATAAAAGGTAGAACATATTTCGATAATCAAAGCGCTTAAAAAGATTATCCCGTACTTCATTTGTTTAGATTTATTTCGTGGTCGTTTAAGCTATTGTTTAGAAAATCGCGCATCCGCTCAACTATTTTATATTCGTCTTCGTTTAGTTCTTCGTACTTGTATAGCTTACGTAGTTCTTGTTGAAGTTCCCATAGTACGTTTAGCATCGCAGTACCTTTGTTAGCGCAATAAAATTCCGCTTCGTCTTCGGGTAGGTTGAATTCAATCGTTGCTTTCATTTTGGTTCGTGTTTATTTAGTCCATCTTTCCACCCTCGCATATATTCTGCGTGGCTTTGTTCCTTCTCCATTGCTTTGGCTTTGTTTACAAATTCGCTTAAATCAACCATACCAATATATTTATTAACATACTCGTGTTTAAATGGCTCTGATTCAGTTTCAATGTCGACATCTTCATAATCTTGTACTTCTGTTAGTATCTGCTCAACTAACCACTCTACTGCTGTTTGTTTCATATAAAGGATATTTTTATAGGTTTTTGTTTCTTTTAAGGCACATTATATTGCCTTCATTAATAGGTTATAGTATTCACGGCATAGCTCTACGCGTTCTTTGATTGCTTCTATTACTTGTTCGTCGCGTTGCACGAACCAATATTTAACCCTGCGGATATTTGGTATATTTCCGAATTTGTGTTTAGATTCTACTTCTTTTCTTAGTTCCGTGTTTTCGTCGATTAAATGTAACTTCCAATGCGCACGCCTTACTTCGTCTTCAACCATTTGTAACGGAGTGTCAATCAAACAATACGCTAATACGGATTCGGTTTTACCAGTAAGCCACATATACCCTTGTAATTGGTAAAAATAGTCTTTGTTTGGTATTTCAGTTTCAAAAAAAGGAAACGTTGAAGCATCCCAACTACTTTTAACATCTATTAAAACTTCGTCCGTGTTTACATCGGGAGTTCCTGTTAACCAATCATTGTTAAAGTGTTCGTCGTTCTTATAGATAAACTTGTAATTTAAAACCTCGTTAACCAACGCTATTGAAAGGTCTTCTACTTCGTTACCTTTGTCCGTGTAACGTGAACTGAATTCCTTACGGATCCCGTACTTTTCTTTTAATACGATTTCTTCAACGTAGGATTTAGCCGTTTGCGATAAGACTTCCCCGCCTTTGCGGGGGTTAGTCATTATCTTACCAATTTGAGAACATCGGACTTTCATACGTTTTCGAGTAATTTAATTTGTGAATCAGTTAAACTAAAATTCGATAGTAGTTCTTCTTTAGTGTACTTATTCTCCGCGATCGCTTCCAAAGCTTTGCCTAATCGTTTTTGGTCTATACTGGGCTTTTTTGGTTCGTGTTTTACTTGTTCGCCAGAAGCGTCCGTATCTTTGTCCGTAACCAACCCTAAAACCGAACTTAAACAATACCTACGAAAATAAGTGCAACCGCTCCCGAAGGCTTGGTAAGAATTCATTCCTTTTAAGTCAACCTGCGGAATTAAAGTTGTACTTTCGATAGATTCTCCCGTTTCTACGTGAAAAAGTACGGTTACTAAATAGTTTTCGCCCTCTTTAGAATTAAGCAACTGCGTAAACCCTAGTCCGTGTTTCTTTAGTAGCGGGTTAATCTTTTCAAAGATAGCGGGTAAATCTGCGTAAGAATACCCGAAGCCTTGCGTACCTTTGTGAATTACTGGTACTTCCTGTTGGAAGGCTGCCAACGATTTGAATAAATGTTTCATAGCGTATAAATTTTAATTATATGCAAATATAAAGGTAATTAGTTTAATAGCAATACTTCGATATAATTTATTTGTTAAAAAATGTTAAATTCTTTTCCCCTGCTCTATATTGATTAGTGCGTAGGTCTTTTCTATTTTGTTGATTATATCGAATTCCGTTGTTTGTGGCATTCGTTTATCGGTCGTCCAAGTTGGCTTAATTACTCGTAAATCAAACGCGTAAACTCCTTCGGGTGTTGAATTGATATATAACGGGATTTCGTTTTGTTCTATGTATCTTTTGACTAGTTTAAAATACTTGTCTTTTTCAATAAGTAAGTTTGGGTAGTGTCTTTTCCTGCATTTAAGTTCAATTCGTGTTTTAGTGGATTCCGAAAAGCAATCGTAAAAAGAATACTTGTCTTTGCTTTGAGTTAGATCGTTCCAGTATTTACCTTTTAAGTAATCAAATAGCGTTTGTTCGTTCATTTATTTTTGTTTTATAGCGTTTAATAATTTGGTTTAGTTCTTCTTTTGTGTACTTCTTTACTTCGTGAGCTTTGGCGTTTAGTTCTATTAATCTATCCGCTCCGATCCGTTGTTGTATTCCTGTTTGATAATTTAATAAGTTTCCGTGTTTAAATTGATTACAGGTTACGCATTGCGCGTGTACGTTGTCTTCGTCAAAAGTTACCGCCTTATGACCGCCCATACTAAAATAATGCCCCGCGTCGTATTTCGCTCCTAACGGCTTTTCGCAACTTACGCAAGGTTTATCTTTATCCCTTAGTCGTATGTACTTGTTAAACGTTATTTGAGCCAATTTAAGCAACTCGGGTAAGGTTTGTAATTCGTCTTTTAATAACTTCTTCTTTTGCTTCCATTGTTTTTGCTTTTCAGTTTCTACCCAAACACGAACGCAATCGGATTCTAGGCAAAACTTTTGATTAAACCTAACGGGAGTAAATACTATTTTACAATTTTTGCACCTCATAACGGCAAATTTTTAAGTATTTTATAAAGAACATTAACTACGATTGAATTACCCGCTTGTTTGTACGCTTGCGAGTTGCTTACTGGCCAAGTAAATGAATCAGGAAAATCCATTAACCTAAAACATTCACGGGGTGTTAATTTTCTTATTTCATATCCATTCCATAAATGCGATGCGTTAGAAGCGTCAACCCTACTCGTTATTGTTTTTGCGTGTTTATGTATAGTTCTATTGTGTGTGTCTATATATGAAACTTTTCCAATAGTAAAAACATTATTTTCTAAAGTTTCGTTTAATTTCTTTATTCTAAAATTTGGTTTAATTTTTAGCGTGTTATCAGTAGGACAAATGGCAGCGTTTGCACGTAAACAATTTGCTATATCGTTTTCTTCTTTTGGTTCAAAAATAAAACCCGTTCCTTTTTCGTTGTGGTTTTCGTTGTGTTTTGTAAATCCGTTAACCATTTTTTCACTCAAAAAATACTTGTCTTCTACGTTTTCTTCTAATACGTCTTTCAATCGTTTTGTTAAATGTTCTTCTTTTGGAAATTGAAACTTATTATCTGAATCGTCTCGAATACCAATTAAAAACACACGTTCTCGGTTTTGTGGTACTCCGTGTTCTTTTGCGTTTAAAACTTTCCAATACAAATGGTAAGGAACGGATTGTTCGTAAGGAAATATTACGGGAACTCCGTTAACTGATTTACCGCCTAACATATTTACCCATTCGCTAAAGGTCTTATTGTTATCGTCCGAAAGTAATCCCTTAACATTCTCAAATATAAAAAAACGTGGTTTGTTTATTTGAATAAACTCGTAAGAATTAAAGAATAAAATTCCGCGTTTATCGTCTTTTCCTAATTTACTCCCCGCCGAACTAAACGCTTGGCAAGGTGGCGAAGTCATATAAATATCTAAACTATCTTTAGGTATTTTACGATCGTAAACATTTGTCGGATAGTATTCGGGTTCTCCGTAATTTTCTATATATGTTTGTCGTGCGTATTTATCCATATCACAGGCAAAAACTTCTTTATATGGTTTTCCTAATCTTATTAATGCCTGGTTAAACGCACCAACTCCCGAAAAATCGCTTCCTACTTTTAACATCTTAAAATCTTATTGCGTTTAGTTCGGCTTTGAGCCTGTTATTTTCTTCCCGAAGGTCTAAGTTAATTAAGTCCGTTCGGTATCCGTTTTGGCGCATTGCCCTGAATTCCTGCTCGAACTGGTTCCACGATAACTTAACTTCCTGCAAATTTTCTAGCGTTTCTTCCATTGAATTAATTAAGTCCATTCGGGTTGGGTGCTTCGTCTTTATTTCGTCTAAACTGCTTTGAATTTTAGCGTATGTAAAAGATATTAAAACTTGGCTTCGTAACATTGTAAAATCGTCCATAATTAAAAAGGTGTATTATTTTTTTTTGGTGTTCTCATTTTTTCAAGCGGGTTAACTCCGTAAACTTCAAAGCCTAAACCCGAGTTAAAATTACATAAAATTTGCTCGTTTAGCCCCGTGTGCTTCCCGCCTGTTTCCATATCCTTAATTTTTTCAACTCCTATCATTGTGTTATATTTCATTGTTTCGTGTTTAATTAGCCTGTGAATAACAAACATATCGTCGCATCGGTTTAAGAACGCTTTGCCGCCTTCGATATGGTCTTTTAATGGTGGTTTTAAATGTCCTTTAAAATCTCCGTCCGTATATAAATTCGCGCTTCGTCCACTTTCC